CCTTTTATGTGTGAGGTCTCTCCCATAGGATAACCCTCTTGATAATATGTAAACAATTTATCTTTTATGTCATCTACAAATACCTCTTTACATGCATTCTTGTTATAATCTTTCTTAAGTATGTCGTCAAAATCTTTTACTTTAATTGGCATTTTTTATTTTAATTAATGTGTTTTCTAAATCGTCAATAATACCAAGATATTTTTCTTGTTGTTTGCCGATAGCATCTGTTATCTGCGTTGTGCCATCATTCAAAGCGTTCATAAGAATTATCAATTTCACTAATCTATTGATTGTATCTTTTGCTAAATCAAAAAACTCCTTGTCCATTTCTCTCTGATACTTCCCCCTATTCTCTACTGATTCAATCCATTTTACAGTTACTGGGTTTGTCTCAAAATCATTTATAAATTTTTGTATTTTCTCTTTCGTAAGTTGCATTTTTTTTGTATTTTCTAATTACATAGTAATTAATTACATTGTAATAATTATTTTTTATATATAAAAAATAATAGTAATTACATTGTAGTCAGTAATTTATCAATAATAAAATTAAATTTAAAAAAAATTTTTAATATTTAAAAATAATTTTATAAATTTGCCTTATGTTAGATAAAGAAATGCTAGAAGGACGTCTCAAGGAGATGAAGCTAGACAAACAGAAATTAGCTAACAAGATTGATGTTACGTTGATGACAATGTATAATAAATTTAACAATCCTGATAGCTTTAAAATATCAGAACTTAAAAAACTTGCACGAGTTGGATTTATCAAAAACCTTAGAATTGATTTATGATGGAAGATGTACAAAAGAGTATTATAAGACAGAGTTCCATAAAGGCATCTATAGACTTTTGGAAGATGAAAGCCGAGCAAGGTAACGAAGACATATCAGTCGATACAATAATAGATACTGCAAGTGAGATTGCATACTATTGTGCAACTGGTAAGAAGTATAACAATAACAATAAACTTTTAAAATAATGAGCAATAAATTATATTTAGGTAGTGGGTGGACAAAGAGTGGTAAATACGGAGATTTTTCTAACATACAAGTTGATTTAAATAAACTTGCTGAGAATCCTGACTGTATTCAGAAGGTCGGTGATAGAAAATTTTTGAATTTGACTATTGGTAAATTGAGAAATAAATTAAAAGCTGGACAAGATTTATACGTAGCTTGGAATGACTTCACACCTGCAAAGACAGTAGAAGACAAGGCAAGTGATATGCCTTTTTAATTATCACACATTTTATAGTTTGGTGAGTGCCTGAGATTGATA